TGTGCCATTATTAGTAGTAGCAAAATCATCCTCTACAAAACCTGCATCTATTACTTTAAATCCAAACACTAAATAGTGAGCAGTATGAGCAGAGTTTAATAAATATGTGCTATCATAATATAATGTGAACCTAATAGATAAGAATGCTTCAGTAAATGTAGGATCAAATTCGCTTAATATCTTTCTTTGAGATTCTGGATTTTGATCATCATTATATTCTTCACCTGCTAAAAAGTTTCTTGTGCCAACATGCTCATACTTAATTGTAACTTCTTTTAATGCAGGATAATACTTAAACAATCCACCACCTTCTCTTATGATTTCTGTATTGTCAAGAGTCGTTTGATTATTTTCTATCACTAAAAGTTCTGTACCTAAATGCAAAGTAGTTACTGCATCATTCCTCATGTTCCACCAAGTCTTAGTGGCTTCAGAAGTGTCGTATTCATTAACTTGGATAAAGTAAATATATCTACCACTAAAAATCCATCTTGCTCCAAATACAATTGCAATGTACTTTAATACGTCATAACAACTTCTATAATGTTTATTCCCATTACTATCTTTCCACTTAAATGCTCTGTGATGTATTCTTAAATGATTAAGTTGATTATAATTGCCCAGTATATCAGTTTGCATATAATGCTCATACCAAGTCATTAAGAACTTTATGTAAGTGTTGCCACTACCATATATCTCGTCTAAGAAAGGGAGTTTATCTAATGCGTTTAAGATGTGGTTTTTTAAAGTATCATACCCTAAATATTCAATACCACCATCATCTTTATACTCAGCAGTCTTTAACCAATTAAATCCATCCTTAGCAGTTAAAAGAAATTCATAACCTGTAGTAACTGGAATATCTTCATGAACTACTTGGTCTGGCAATATATAACCTACCCACCTAAATTCATTAGGACTTTCATCATCCTCTATTAATACATAAAATCTATCCTCTGGAGCAGACAATAAGTCAGTTGTAAATGTTTCTAAATCATTTGTATTAATAATAATACTAACTTTAGCAGTAGAGGAAATAATTGGACTAAACCTGTCATCCTCATCTCCATCAAAATCATAACTTATTACACAGTCAATACACTCAAACTCTAATGGGGTATCGCTATAAAGACTATCGTATATACTAATTGTATACTCGTGTTCTCTTTCGCTATAAAATGTACTTTGTAGTCTAACTCCCATTATCTGCTTCTATCTCTTTTTGCTCTTTCAACTGACAATAATAAATCCGATCCACTTAATCTTGAAGTCAACATCATTGCTCCATTGCCATCAATATAATCCTTTAGCTTATCTAATGGGGCAACTACTTCTGGGTTTCTTCTGTTTGTACCTTGTCCTTCTCCAATGATTGCACTTACAGGGCCATATACTAATCCTCCATCAGCAAATAAAAATGATTTAAATAATTTAGCAAATAACCCACCACCCCCATCTTCGCCAGAAGAATTTCCAAGACTACTTACTGCCCCAAGACCTTTTAGTGGTACTTTTAATACAGGGAATATTTCAGCCAATGCCGCTACAATAGCTGCAAACAATAAAGCTTTTAATATTGCTTTTCCAATCTCAACTACTATTTGCTTAAATGCCCTTGCAATATTTTCAAATAAATCATTAGTAGCTACTGTACGAGCAAACCCTAAAACTGCTGCTTCAGCTGCTTGTAATTCTTCTTTTGTTGCTCTACCTGTTGCCTCTAATTTTAACAACTCTTTTCTTGCTTCCTCTAAGTTCGCTTTAGCCTCATTTCTTCTTGCAAAACCTTCACTTATTATTTGGAATATATTTTCTACCCCTCTTTTAACAAATCCTGCTATTTGCTCTGCATTCTCTTCTACAAATTTTTGAAATCCTGTTAATTGCTGTTGAGTTCCAGTAGCAGTTACTCCTAATTTAGCTAAAGCTTCTCTAACCTTGTCTGCTGCTTCACTATTCTCTCCAAGTATCTCATAAACTAACTCTAAGTAGGCTATAAGTTTATCTATCTTAATGTTATTTAATTCCTCTACAGATAACCCAAAGTTCGCAGCTTGTCTTTCTACGGAATCTAAATCTCTTTGTAAATCATTAAATATAAAAGACTCTACTTCTTGCTTTAACTTCTCTTCAAGTTCTGCATATTTATCTTCTAACTCTAAAAAGTCTATACTTTCTACAGGAATATCTATCTGGGCAGACCTTATAGCATCTAATTGAGATTTTATTGTGTCTATTATATTTTCCCCTGATAGATTTGCAGTAAACTCAATATCAGACAGTTCCTTTAATACTTTTTGATAATCAGTTAACCTTATAGTTAACCTATCCACTTCTGCTTGTTGATCTGCAAATATTTGAGTAATTAAACCAAGTAATCTTGTTCTTTCTTTTATATCCTCTACATCATAGGCTTCATCTAATGCAGACTTTATTGCAGATAATTTATTTTCAGCTATTGCTAAATCCTCTTCCTTAAATAAAGCACCAAAATAATCTATCTTCTCTAACTCGTTCAACAACTCTTGGAATATATCTTTTGTGCCATCTACAACACCCTGTACTACAGTAGTATTTTCTTCAAAAGCTTCACCATTTTCTATCAATGCCTTATTTAGCAAATCTAACTCCTCTAATAAAGCCTTTGTTGCTTTTTCATTTGCATCATATTGTTCAGAAGCATTCTGAACTTTTCTATTAACATATTCTTGTGCAGAACCTAATCCGTATAAACCACTAAATCCCTTACTTAATATTGCAAAATAATCTGAAAAACTAACATTTACATCTTCTAAATTACCCTGTTGTATTTTTGTATTTTGCCTTTGTAATTCAGCTATCTTTTCTTGAACTATTTGTGCTTTTATCTGTAATTGTAAAGTGTTTATGTAATTCTTTGAAGCTGTATCTAATCCAATAACTTCACCCTTTACTATTTTTACGTTTTTGAATTGATTATTAGTAAGTTGGTTAAGTTTAGTTAATGTTTTTTGCTTAACTTGATTTGAAGCATTTTCATCACGCAGTATTCTTATTAAGGATTCTACCTCTGTTGTTTGGTCTTTTATTCTCTTATTGGCTTCATTTTCTACACTCCTTAAAGCATCTTGGGTTTTATTAGCTAAGTTTATTTGATAAGTATAGTCTTTCCATAATTTTATAGCAACTCCAACTGCCGCTGCAACTGCTGTTAATGGAAGTGCCCCCCTTAATGCTATGCCTAATAATTCAGTATTCTTTGCACCTGCTAAAATAGCCTCACCCATCTGAATGATTGCAGTTCTAAAAGGGCCTATAATAGCTTTGCCTACATCAAATAACACACCACCCAATAATCCTAAAGTTTCTTTTACTATTATAACTGTTTTTATTATTCCAGTCAACGCAAGTAAAACAGGGCCTATTGCAGCAGCGAACAAAGCTAACTTAACTATAAAATCTCTTGTTCCTTCATCTAATGACTTGAGGAACTGAGTAACCCTATCAATTTGTATAGCAAAAGAATTAAGTGTGTCAGTTAAATTTAAAGACTCACTAATTATCTTACCAATCTCTGCTACTGCAATCTTTACGTTAGTAGTAAATGTTTCTATTGCTTTAGCAGCACTAATCTGTACATTTTGAAAAGCTTGGTTTTTCTCTATCGCTCCAACAAGGCGATCAACAAATTCATTAGCACTTACTCCTGCACTTCTTAACCCTTCAGCAGTAACAGTTCCAAATTCATCTTTAAGAATCTTACCTATTGCAGGTATTCTTTGTTTAATAATTCTTAAATCAGTTTCTAAAACTCTACCTAATGACAGAGCCTGTGCAAACTGTCTAACAATTTCACTAATGTCAGCTATCTCAGAACCAGAAACAGTAGCAGCAATACCTAACTGCCTAATAATGTTTCTTGCTTTATCTGCCTCAATCCCTACTGCTTGTAACTGTAATGCACCACCTGCTGCGGATTTTAAATCCAAAGTAGTTCTTGCATCCCTAACTACACCTAATAACTTCTCTAACTCTTCAGCACCTGTAGTTCCTGTAGATGCAAATACATCAAGACCTTTCTCTAATCTATCAAAGTCAGCAAATGTCTTAACTGCTGCTGCTCCTGCTAATCCTAAAGGTAATGTAATGTTTGTTGTGAGTGTCTTTCCTAATCTTTCAGTTTGATTTGCAAACCTCGTTAATTTACGCTGTAGTTTATTGACCTCGGCATCTAATCCACTTGTGTCAATCCCTATTCGGAGTAGTAAATCTTTGAAGCTGTTTGCCATCTAACTTTTCTTTTTTAACAACCTTTGGACTATCCATCTTATCCATGAGGTTATTTATCTGCTCTTTACTTAAATTCTTTTTCTTTGATACTGGCTTTTCCCAACTAAACTCTCCTAATTCTTTTGGATCTTTTATCCCTTTACCTTTTGGAAGTTGTATTGATATTTGTAAGGCAGCATTATATCTACTTACTTCGTATGCTAATTTAGTTTGTTCGTAAATACGATTATGATATCCTAAAATAGCATTAATCACATCCCTCATACTTGCCTCATAAAAATCACTAAACCCCCAACCTAACTCACCCATTACCTTTTGCCTCAACCAATCCTCTGTTATTTTTAACTCTTCTTTGTACTCGTCACCCTTTTTTTTTGCCCTGCTGTTACTTGAGGCATACTGTCAGTAAATGACTTTGCAATCTCTTCAATAACGTCTGGATTGTCATCAATAAAATCAAAAAAGTCTGGATCAAAACTCATATCAAAGTCTTTCTTAGCCTTTCTATGACCCTCTTTTAATGCCATCCAAAACAATTTCATTTGCCCCTCTAACCCACTTTTTGCAATTGCATCTTGGATGTCAATATTAGCAGAACCCTCTTCATTTCCATATTCTTTTGTAAACTGTAGTATTACTCTAAGATTAAAGGAAACATAGAGAGTCCTGCCTGGTATTTTTAGTTCTTTGTACATGTGTCTTTATTTTAATTGTTTACGATACTGTTCCAATGGTTACTGCTCCACTAACTTCGATAGTTCCATCAAAAGCAACTTCTGTATCAGCAGTAGCAGTTTGAGATAAAGCAGTAATATAGCCAGACCCACTTAACTGTACATCACCAGTTGTAGAAGTAGCCATTACCCAGTATATCTGAGTCTTACCATTGAAATAACCCAATAATCCACTTACGTTATCTTCAGAAGCAGTTTCATCATATCTTACTAAACCGCTAAAAGAAATTGTAGCAGACTTGGTTTTAGGGAAAATTTCTCTCCATCCACCACTACCACTATCCTTTGTAGTAATATCTGTAACGTCTAATGAAAATGAAATACTTGATTCTGTTGCGTGGAAGATTTCAACTTCACTTCCTTGTGTGTCACTAAGAGTCAATCTTAGCAATGTTCCATCTATAAAACCTGTACTTGGCATAATTTTTTAATTTTAATTTTCTAATCTAATTCTATAAGAGAGTTCTAAAAAATGGACATCAATGTCAAAATCATAAAACTCTTCTTCATCTAAATAACCAATTCTTTTTACAGTAACACCCTCGACTGTGCCACTATAATTATTAATTGCATTTTTTACTTCTGTACTTATATCTCTTAACGTATCATATTTCTTACTGTAAATATTAATATAGCAAACAAAAATAACATTATCTGCAATTCCATTCTTTGTTACTACAGGGTCTGCACTTCTCGTCTTGTATACAATAAAAGGGAACTCAGTCTTATCTGGAGCAAATGATGGATAAATCTTATTACTGCCCATTATATTAGTAAGAGCAGAAGATCCATTTAATAAGCTATATACTACTTTCCCTATTTCCATTATCTAAAGTTTAATCCAGTTTTTGCTTTCTCCCATACTTGTCGAGCCTTTTTCTGCATCTCTAAATATGTTTTCTTCCCTGCTTTTGTAACTGCAACTTTTAATATCTTATTTTCATAGTCGGCAGCAGTAGAACCTTTACCAAATGCCATAGTAGCATAATAACCATCACTTTTAGCAACTGAACCTCCATACAACCCTAATCTCTGTTGAGTTGAAAATGGTCCTACGAAAGAAGATGATGACTTTTTTAATCTTTGTTGAGGAATACGCCTAAATGACTTTTTTAAATTCCCAGGCAAATACCTTGCAATTATTGTTCCCTTCTTAGATTTACTATAACGAGCGTTTTCTCTCGGATGCCCCCATTTATCTGGAACACTACGAACAGGAGATACACTACGACCTGCTTCAACAATAGGTTTAGCGGCAGCAAAAGTAATTCTTCTCTTTTCTGTCTTTGTCATAAACTTACCCAATTCTTTTAATTTTTGGTTAAGTTCTTGCACCCCATCTACTCTAATACTCATAATTAACGCATTCAAGTATCATGTAATCTTTACTCTCTTCCCTAATCGCTCTAATGTTAAATATATTTTGAGAAGTAGCCATTGTCAAATCAACCAATCTCATATCTGTGCTTAATCCAGTTCGCCTCCTTATTCTATAAAAAACAGAAGTAGTAGCTACTAATTGTTGTTCCTGTACCTTTTCATCCGTTCTCGTAATACGGAAATCAGCCTCAGCATATAAGGTAGTAAATTCAGTATAATTGTAATCAGTTTCCCCATAAGAATTTCTTGTTATTGTTCTTTCTTCAATTCTAACCTTTCGGTTTAAATTTCCAATCTTTTCGTTCTTTAAGTATCTCATAAGTAACCAATTCCCATGCCATACTTTAGATTGTCTAATATAACTCTACTCGCTGTAGGTAATGTAGCCAAGTGGTCAGTTCTATTCTCATAATAAGCTGCAATTAAATACCTCATAGCTTGTAATATCTGCCCTGGCACATCACTACCTGCATCACCATATCCTGCTACATAAGTAATTGTAAGTGCATTAATCTCATCTTGAATAGATGGCCATGTATACCCATTTCTAAT